CACAAATCCAAATAGCGCTTTCCCTAGTCAGGTTGTAGATGATGCTACTAAGGCTTCTGAAGAATATGGATTACAGGTGTCTCGTGCCATAGAACAAGAATGGTTTAATCAAGGGAGGACTAGCGGTAATAGATATTTAACACATTGGAATAATTTTAATAGATTAAGACTTTACGCAAGAGGAGAACAATCCGTACAAAAATATAAAGATGAATTATCAATTAATGGTGATTTATCTTATTTGAATTTAGATTGGACACCTGTACCTATACTATCAAAATTTGTTGATATAGTTGCTAATGGTATTTCTCAAAAAACATATGACGTAAAAGCATTTGCACAAGACCCAGAGTCCGTTAAAAAGAAAATGGATTATGCAACGTCTCTGCAATTTGACATGATTAACCAACCGATAATACAAGACGTATTACAAAAGACTGGTACTAATATATCTAAATCAAATGTGCCCGCTGAAGATTTACCAGCATCTCAAGAAGAATTAGAATTGCATATGCAACTTTCCTACAAACAATCTATTGAGATTGCAGAAGAGGAAGCAATTAATACTGTGTTAAAAGCTAATAAGTATGATCTTACTAGAAAAAGACTTAACTACGATTTAACAACTATTGGTATTGCGGCAACTAAAACATCGTTTAATAAGTCAGAAGGAATTGTAGTGGATTATGTGGATCCAGCTTATTTAGTTTATTCATATACGGAAGACCCTAACTTTGAAGATGTTTATTACGTAGGCGAGGTTAAAGCAGTAACAATACCAGAATTAAAAAAAGAATTCCCATATATATCGGAAGATGAACTTCTTAAGATACAACAAATGCCTGGGAATAGACAGTACATTCAGGGATGGGGTAACTATGATGAGAATACCGTACAAGTATTATATTTTGAATATAAGACTTATATGAATCAAGTATTCAAAATAAAACAAGGAGATAATGGATTAGAGAAAGTTATTCAAAAGACTGATTCTTTTAATCCTCCGCCAAACGATAACTTTGAAAAAGTATCAAGAACAATAGAGGTATTATATACTGGTGCTAAAATTATAGGTACTGATATGATGTTAGAGTGGAAGTTGTCTAATGATATGACTCGCCCTCAAGCAGATACCACTAAAGTTAAAATGAATTACACTATTGCTGCGCCTAGAATGTACAAAGGAAGAATTGATTCTATTGTTACTAAGTGTATTTCTTTTGCAGACATGATTCAATTAACCCATTTAAAACTTCAACAAGTTATGTCTAGAGTAGTGCCTGATGGGGTATTCTTAGATGTTGATGGTTTAATGGAAGTTGATTTGGGTAATGGAACAAAATACAATCCAGCAGAAGCATTAAATATGTATTTCCAAACTGGTAGTATTGTAGGTAGATCTTTAACTCAAGATGGCGAAATAAACAGGGGCAAAGTGCCTATTCAAGAATTAACAACATCAAGTGGTCAAGGCAAGATACAAAGTTTAATCCAAACTTATCAGTATTATTTGCAAATGATTAGAGATGTTACGGGTCTTAATGAAGCGGTTGATGGCAGTAAACCAGATGCAAATGCTTTAGTAGGATTACAAAAAATAGCAGCAAATGCTTCTAATGTAGCAACGCGTCACATTAAAGATGCAAGTATATATTTAACTACAAGAATATGTGAAAATATATCATTACGAGTTGCGGATTGTTTAAATAATCCTTTGACTGCAAATTCATTAAAACAAAGCATATCAACCTACAATGTAGAGGTTCTAAAAGAAATAGAGAATTTAAATCTACATGACTTTGGTATTTTCTTAGAGATTGAACCAGATGAAGAAGAAAAAGCACAATTAGAACAAAACATACAAGTTTCTTTACAAAACCAAGGAATTGACTTAGAAGATGCTATTGATATAAGACAAGTTAGAAATCTTAAATTAGCAAATCAATTGTTAAAGTTAAAAAGAAAAAAGAAACTAGAGCAAGTACAACAACAACAATTAGCAAATATACAAGCACAAGCAGATGCTAATTCACAGAATGCTGAAAAAGCAGCGCTGTTTGAAGTACAAAAACAACAAGCATTAACGCAGGAAGCAATTAATATTGAGCAAGCTAAATCACAATTTGAAATACAAAGATTACAAACAGAAGCTCAAATTAAAAAACAATTAATGGCGGAACAATTTAATTATGATATGCAATTAGCACAATTAAAGGTTCAAGCAGAAACAACCAAGTTCAATCAACTAGAGGATAGAAAAGATGAGAGAACAAAGATACAAGCAACACAACAGTCTGAATTAATAGACCAACGCAAGAATGATTCTTTACCAAAAGATTTTCAGAATAGCGCTGAAAATTTAATGAATGATTTAGGTGGTATGTTGCAAATGGAATAAACTTATTAACCAATTTTATATTATTATATTATGTCACAAGAAGTAAAACAAGAGGGCGAATTTAAATTAAAAGCAAAGAAACCTTCGCCAAAAAAACTAAACAAAACAGATGAACCTATTAAGGTTGATTTGACACAGAAGCAAGAAGAACCAATAAAAGTAGTAATCCCTAAAGAAGAAACAGATGCCATTCAAGAGCAAAGCACAAATGAAAGCATGTTACGCGATAAACAACCCGAATTGGGATTGCAAGAAGTGGTCGAAGGAAACCAAGGGGCCACTGAAGATGTTATTGAAGAAATCTTCGAACAAGAAATAAAACAAGAAGTTGCAGATATTAAAGAAGAACTGCAATTTCATACTCAAGATCAAACAAAGAGCAATGTAGAACTACCTGAAAATATAGAGAAGTTAGTTTCTTTTATGCAGGAAACTGGTGGAACTATCGAAGACTACGTTAGATTAAATGCAGATTATTCAAATGTAAATAATGTTGCTCTATTAAAAGAATATTATAAAAATACAAAACCGCACTTAGACGCGGAAGAAGTAGAATTCTTATTAGAGGATAAGTTCTTCTTTGATGAGGACATCGACGATGAAAGGGAAATTAAACTAAAGAAGTTAGCGTTTAAAGATGAAATTTCTAAAGCAAAAACTTTCTTAGAGGAAGCAAAGAAAAAATATTATGCAGAAATAAAGGCAAGACCTGGTGTTAATGCAGAACAACAAAAAGCTGTTGATTTTTTTAACAGATATAATAACGAGCAAAACAAAGTGGCTCAACAACAAGATGCGTTTAAAAAACAAACGTCTAATCTTTTCAACAATGAATTCAAAGGTTTTGAATATAACTTAGGTGAAAAAAGATTTAGATATAATGTTCAGAATCCAAATCAAGTTGCCGAAACCCAATCAAACATACAAACCTTCGTCGGAAAGTTTCTAGACAAAGAAGGTAATGTAACAGATGTACCGGGTTATCATAAGGCTTTGTATTCAGCAATGAATGCTGACAAAATAGCTGCTCATTTTTATGAACAAGGAAAAGCTGACGCTGTTAAACAGGTTGTTAGCAATTCCAAAAATCCGAGTATGGATGCTCCTAGAACTGCTAGCGAACCATTCATCAATGGATTTAGGGTTCGATCTATAAGCAGCGAGGATACCTCTAAATTAAGGATCCAAACAAAAAAATTTTAACAATTAAAAATTAAAAACTATGGCAAATGTAACGCCTTCATTCGGTTCAATTAAACCGTCTCAAAAACAGCAAGCATTAGACACTAACTATTTAAATTTTACAAATGGCACTAATGACTTTGCGCAACAATATTTACCAGAAATCTATGAGCAAGAAGTAGAGAGATATGGTAATAGAACTCTATCAGGTTTCTTACGTATGGTAGGAGCTGAAATGCCAATGTCCTCTGATCAAGTAGTTTGGTCTGAGCAAAACAGATTGCATATTGCATATAATAATGTTACTTGCGTTAATGCTACAACATTAAGATTTGCTGTAAATAATACAGCTGGTGCAAACTTTGTACGCAATGTTATTTCAGTTGGGCAAACATTAGTAGTAATGAGTCCTACAACAGGTAAAGAACTTAAAGTTTATGTTACAGCATCTACAGACCCTGATACTGGAAACGCTGATCTTACAGTTAAACCTTATACTCAGGCAGATTTAGGGGGTACAGTTGATTTTGTAACTGGAACACCTACAAATCTTAAAATTTTTGTATATGGTTCTGAATTTAAAAAAGGAGATACTGATGCTACAATTAACTCAGTAACACCTTCATTCACTCAATATAGTAATTCACCAATTATTGTTAGAGAAAGATACCAAATTTCTGGTTCTGATACTGCTCAAATTGGATGGGTAGAAGTTGCTACTGAAGATGGAGCTTCTGGATACTTATGGTATTTGAAAGCAGAATCTGAAACAAGATTACGTTTTGAAGATTACTTAGAAATGTCTGTAATTGAAGGCGAATTAGTTTCTGGTGGTTCTACATTAGGATCTAATAAAATAAAAGGTACTCAAGGTTTATTCTCTGCTGTTAAAGAAAGAGGTAATGTTGTAAACAACTTCTCTGCTGCAAGTGGGCTTAATGACTTTGACTCAATCTTGAAAAACTTAGATACTCAAGGAGCTATTGAAGAAAACATGTTATTCTTAAATCGTGCAACTTCTCTTGACTTTGATGATATGCTTGCTTCTTTATCTGCTGGCGCAGCTGGTGGTGTAGCTTACGGTTTATTTGAAAACTCTGAGCAAATGGCATTGAACTTAGGATTCTCTGGTTTCCGTCGTGGATCTTACGATTTCTACAAAACTGACTGGAAATACTTGAATGATGCATCTACTCGTGGTGGTGTTGCAACTTCTTCTATTGATGGTATCCTTGTTCCTGCTGGTACATCTACTGTATACGACCAACAATTAGGTACTAATATCCGTAGACCGTTCTTACACGTTCGTTATAGAGCTAACCAAGCTGACGATAGAAGAATGAAATCTTGGATTACTGGATCTGTTGGGGG